CGGCATGTTATGAATACCATTATGCTGGACTCAAGAGAAAGCTACCAAAAACAATCAAGTTCAGTAGCCGGGCTCGATAGTTTAATCGATCGGTTTGCTTTAGCAGTTGCTGCAACTAGTGGTATACCTTATAGCTTTTTGATGGGGCAACCCCCAAGCGGGCTGCAATCAACTGGTGCTGCCGATATCAGAATGTTTTATGACCAAGTCAAAGCTAAGCAAGAAGATGATTTGCAACCAGCGCTTGAGAGACTAGTAAAGTTAATTACCATGAGCCGCGATAGCGGACTGACTGGTAACGAACTAGATGAGTGGCATATTAAGTTCAATCCACTATGGCAGATGGATGAAAAAGATGAGGCTACTTACCGCAAGACAGTTGCCGAGACTGACGCAATGTATCTTGATCGCGGGGTACTCGATCCTGCAGAAGTTGCTGTGTCAAGGTTTGGCGGCAATAGCTATTCAGCTGAAACCGAACTCGAAAGCTTGGACCGCGATAGTGTTATCGAACCTGACAACCCTGATAACTTAAACCAAGCATTAGCATTAGACGAAAAAGATAAGTAATGGCTAAGGAATTAATTCAGGCAAGGCGAAGGCAACAGGCCGGCAGGCGACCAGAGCAAGTGGCTAAAGTTCCCAAGCGTCCAGCCCAACTTGAAAAAGAATATACTAAAGAGCTGGGTAAAATTGCCGATCGGTTTGCAGAAAGTTTTGAAGATGAACTAATCGATCAGCTCGATAGCCTAGCCTCCTTAAACAACGATGCCAGAAATGATAGCCTTATTGATCAGCTCCGTAAGTTTATTGATAAGGCGATGGCTAAATACAATAAGCAAAATAATACTGAGGAGTTAGCCAGCCGCATCAGTGCTAAGACCAGCCGCTTTAATAAAGAGCAATTGGTTAAATCCCTTGGTACTAATAAAGCCGCAGCGATGCTATCAGATGAAGCCTACCTTGCCGGCACATTAAGTTCATTCGTTCGGGAAAATGCTAAGCTAGTGAAAGCAGCTAATGAAGAATTTAAAAACCAAATAGCTGATGTAGTTGAAGAAGGTTTTAAAAAAGGCTCCGGCACAAAAGTAATTGCTAAAAAAATTAGAGGCAGGCTGTCTGTTAACAAGAGTAGATCGGCCCTTATTGCTCGCGACCAAGTGGGTAAATTAAATGGCAACCTTACAACCCAGCGTCACACAAAGCTAGGGATTCGCAAATTCAGGTGGGTAACCGTTGGGGATTCTCGAGTTCGTGACGAGCATTCTTCTTTAAATGGTAGAGTATTTACCTATGACAACCCCCCAGCCGTTGGGTTGCCGGGGTCTCCCGTTCAGTGCCGTTGCGTAGCTATTGCTATCTTCAAGCTTTAGGCAAATATTACTATTTATTTTTTTAGTTGTCAAGTTTAGTTTAAATGGTATAATAAATTTTTTAACAAATAAAACGTGTTATGAGACCATGTATAGATAAAACTGGAATGAAGTTTGGTAGGGTAACTGTAATTGAACGAGATGGTAATAGAGGTGGAATGATAGGAAAGGGTCCTGTCATGTGGAAGTGTCGATGTGATTGTGGCGAAATTTGCAGGATATCGACTGGCGACTTAACAAACGGAAGGCAAAAAGGATGTAGGAGTTGTGGTAAGCAAGCTCAGGCTAATAAAGTTGCTAAAACAAATAAGTTTGTTATTAAGGAAAATATAGTTTATTTAGATATTTCCACTAATAAAAACCATGATACATGGACATTACTTGATCGTGATGATTTTGGAAAAATTTATGCGATTAATAGAAAGGTCTATGCAAAAGCAGGAAGAGGAGGAGCGATATACGCATATGTAAAACCTTTGAATGATAAGACGAGGTCATTGCACAGATTAATTATGAGTTGTAAAGATCATGAGCAAGTTGATCATATCAATGGAAATACTTTAGATAATAGAAAGAGCAATTTAAGAATATGCACTCAAAGCGAAAATAATAGGAATGCTAGACTAAACCGAAATAATACAACCGGGTGCTCTGGCGTTGGATGGCATAAGCGTTATCAAAAATACTATGTGCGTATAAAGGAAAATGGCAAAGAAAAAAGTTTAGGTTACTATTCTGATTTAGCTGATGCTATTAAAGTCCGTAAGATAGCAGAAAAGAAAAATGGTTATCATCAAAATCATGGTAGACCACATTCTAAAAACTCACAACCTCAAAACAGCCCGTATTTCAAACTGTAAGTTTTAAAAACAATTGCAAAAACAAAACGATCCGAAACATATTTGCTTTAATTTTACTTTTCAGTTTATATAATATCTAGTATTAGTTGATTTTGTTATATACTTTTAATACTATTTATCTAGGTATAATATAATGGTAAATACTTTGACTGCTAACAATATAAACAATCAAAGATTTGATAATGGCGTTGTCAGCTCCGCGGAGATAACTGATGAAGGTTACCTAAGAGCGCAGGCAATCGTTACTAAAACGGGTGTGTTTAAATACGCAAACCCTGATGGTACTGTACGTCGTGAACTCAGGCATCCTAATGATGTTTTTCAAAATGATAGTTTGTGTAGTCTTAAAATGAAGCCAGTAACTAATGGCCATCCAGATGAAAAGTTAGTTGCTAGTGAAAATGCTAAGCAGCTATCAATTGGTTACACTGGTGAAAGTATAAGCACCGATGGTAAGTATATTGTTTCATCACTACTGGTTACTGATAAGGAAGGGGTCGAAGCAATTAAGACTGGAACTAAACGCGAACTGTCGCTTGGTTATACAGTAGATTTAGTTAGAGAGGATGGTACGTATGATGGTGAAGAGTACGATCATCGTCAAACTAATATCCGTTATAACCATTTGGCAATAGTGGAACGCGGCCGTGCTGGCGCGGAAGCTAAAATTAGTTTCGATTCGGTAAATGCCGACGAACTAGTTAGTAGTGAAAGCTACATAATTAATAATGATAATCAACCAAACGAGGATAGTAATATGGCAGAAGATAAATTTGCTGTAGTTACTCTGGATGGGCTTGAATATAAAGCCAGTCCTGAAGTTGCTAAAGCTTATGAAAAAGCAAATGCTAAACTGACTGAAGCTAATGCTAAACTAGATAGCGTAAGCAGCGAGCTTGAAACTTTGAAGGCAGAGCGTGATAGCCTATCTGAAAAACTAGATGCCGCAGCTAAAGAAGATCATAGCGCTAAAATAAAAGAAGCTGTTAAAGCTAGAGCTTCACTTATTGATAATGCTAAAAAGCTTTGCAATGACATTAGTGATGAAATCGATCTATATGAAAGCGAAGGCGTGGAGATTATGAAAAAGGTTGTTGGTAAAAAATGCCCACAAGCTAACCTTGATTCAGCTAGCGAAGTTTATGTGCAAGCTAGATTCGATACTCTACTTGAAGATTATAAAGAAGATGATAGCGCAATCGCTAAGCAACGTGAGCTTGCCGCGCCAAAATTAGATGGCACTAAGCAAGAGTCAGTAGAAGATGCTCGCGATCGTATGATTCGCCGCATGAAAGAAGGTAACAAAAAATAAATAACTAAAGGGGTTTATATGTCTCAATTAAATTATGATTTCCAGCAAGCGATTGGTCAGGCCGGTCAGCTAGCTAGCTCTAGAAATAGTGACAAGCTTACTTATAGAGCAACTCAACAAATAGGCTATGGACTTGGGCTTGCTCAAGGTGCTGGCAGCGTCGATGTTAGATTGCCAGCTGCGAACGTAGCTACTTTAAGTTTCGATGGGGACTTTATCGCATCGAATGAAATAACACTTGATGTTAATGGCGAGTCAGTTGGACCGGTTGTATTTGATACTGATCAGGCTACAACTTTAGAGGCTTTAGCTTCTGCTATTAACGCACTTGAGAATATCGAAGCAAGCGTTACTGACACTAGAGAAATTACTATCACTGCCACCGATGGGGAAGTTGCAGTTGATAATATCGTAGTTTCAGGCGGCGCTTCACAAGCTTCAGGTTCGGCTAGTTACTCAGCTAATAACATATTCGTCGGGGTTTCAATCCTATCGCATGCTAAAGAACAGGACCTAGATGGGAACGTTTCTTATGAAGCTAAGGATCCAGTAAGTGTATTAACTAAAGGCCGTATCTATGTTCAAGTAGAGCAGGCAGTTACTGCAAGATCTGAAGTATATTTGCGTCACACCGCTGGCGGGACTGGTGAAGTTCCTGGCAACTTCAGAGCCGATGATGATAATGGTAATGCGTCAAAAGTTAATGCTCGTTTCTTAAGCGATGCAGATGCTGGTGGGATCGCAGTGCTAGAAGTTAACTTGCCACAATAAAAATAAGGAGAATAACTATGAGTGAAATAATTAATTCAGTAAATCTAGATAAAAGCAGCACAGCTTTTTTTGCTCGCGAGCTTGAGTATATCAAAGCCCGCACCTATGACGTTCAGTATCCACGTCTTAAAGGTCTAGAGCTTTTACCAATTTCAACTGAAGCGGGACCTGGTGCAGAAAGC